GGAATTGACAACAGCCATCGGTCCGATGGCTCTATTAATGTCTTTTCGAATTGGATGAATGGTAAAATTCAAGTCCAAGTCTTTGAAATCTCTAACAATATCTGTGGTTACGGTTGCCATATTCTATTTATGAGTTAAGTCTGGTAAGTAATTTGTCGGAACCAATATAATTATTAGCAAGATTGGTGTCTAGGGCACCCATATTTGAAAATTCAGCTACAACTCCAAAATCTTTAAGAACCTCACCACTATTTTGAAAAAATTGAACATCGTGTGTTCTTCTAGTATCAATTAAAGTATTTGCAGTTTGAATGTGTGAAATAATTACGTTTATGGCAGCACCAGACAAACTCGAAACTGCATTACCAGAAACCATTGATATTGAATTATTCAGAGTAATGAAATCATTATAGATTATTGTATTGTTTGATTCTAGTTGTTCATTGACAAACAAGCTGGTAAAACTACCTAAAGCTGGAGAAGCATTAGAGATTCCATCAGTTTGATATGTTAAATAAATTAAAAATTTTCCATATCCTAACGCACTTTGTCTATATGGAAAATCTGCTGCAGATGTGCCACCATCTTCAATTAAATTTACAGTAAGATTATCCGTATGGGATTTAAACGAATCCAAAGTTATCATGTAACTATTGGCAGTATTTGCTAATTTTGCACCTTCACCATAAACAGCAAAAGGAAAAGTAATATTACTTGAAGTTGCAGTAATATAAATTAAGTTTGCGTTTGCAGACATTGTTGTATAGACGTTTGCGGTTGGATTTTTATAATACCCATCCGTGTCAGAATTTGCAAGGTCAGTTACTTGCCATTCATTCGGTAAAAAACTTGGGGCTGTATTTAAATGCCCAATTGCATCCTCCGACAAAGATAGTATGCCTGTATTATTAGCATCAAAATTAAAACCTAATCTTCCATATACGCTTGCCATTTTATTTCCTTTTCATAATAAATTAAGCCACAGATGCTTTAATTTCACCAGTACCAGCTGGTCTATGTATCAATCGTTTAACATAGTTAAGTATATCAGATTGCCATATCGCACCACCAATAATTGTTGAACTATACAATGATGAAACATAAGGCGCAAAAACTTTAATACCAAATGTTCCAGAACCCACAGCAAAAACAGAGCCAGGTACTGCTATTGGAATACCCAATGATAAACCACCTTTTACTGAAACAAAACCAAATGGTCCAGCAAAAACACCGCCACCTCCAATAATATTTCCAACCGCATCATACTGTAAATCACCATCAGCAATAAGTGTATCACAAGTAACTGTGCCATCCACATCCATTGAACCTTTAAGATTCATATCTGAACCAATTGTGATATTGTCAGCAGCACCGAGATACATGGTACCACCAATATTTTCATCTGCGGTAATTGCAACATATTCATCACCAGAAATCCTTATATCACCTTTGACACGGGTTTTCATTTTACCAGCAACTTGTAAATTATAATCACCTTTTACATCTAGATTATAATCACCACGAACTTCCATATTGCAATCACCGATAACGGTTACACTACAACGTCCTTGAATTAAAACGCATTTATTTTTAATTGTAATTTCATAATCATCACCGAATACTTTATGGACTTGGTCACCATTAGGATGCATTTCAAAAAAGGTTAAACTTTTACCGTGTTGTAAACGAATACGTTCACGGGTAGGTGTATCATCCATTTCAAATAGATGTCCACTCTCAGTTTGTTTTGCATCATTATAAGGATAAAGCGGCTGATAAGATGTGTTTGCAGCTGATTCTGGTTCTGTCCAACCCGCATCAATTGCGAGGCTGGGTACGTTTCCTAATTCTGGTGTTGTTGCCATATTATATTGCCGGTTTCGTTAATGTCATAAGTTGGTCATTCAAATAGTTTCTATCGGGATATCCAAACTGTGATAATTTATTTTGGTCAGCAGTTTCTATATCCGATAAAGAAGGGCTCGAGGCACTAAATTGTTGTATTGTGGTATTGGCAGCATTCAATTCAGATTGACTAACAGGAACTATTAATCCAGCTGTTGCAGCAATAGGAATTTCAACTGCTAATGTTGTAGCCTCCACAACCTTTTTTATTGTTTCTCCAGTTGCTTTAGCCGCATCTTTGGCGGCCGCAATCAATTCTGAAAATTCACTAGTTTTATCACCACCACTTGTTGCTTCTGATATTATATCACTAAAAACACTTCTAATTAACTTTAATACTCTCGCTAAACAATCAGCAAGTAGTGCTAATAGAGCAGCTGGCAAACTTAAAAGCCATTGTATGAAAGCACGAAGTTTTGTGATGTAAGCTAAAACATATCTTTCAAAATCAATAATTGGTTGTATAATTTCTCTATTGATTCTTCTTAGTTCAGCCGCAAAAGCTCTTAATCTGCTTATAACATATGAAAATTTACCTGTTCTATCACTTAAACCTAAAAATTTCATTATTTTTTTAATAGATTCTCTTATAGCTGCACCAATAGCTTTAGTGTAGGCCTTCAAAGCAATATTTTTTTGCATCTCAGAAATAAAATCGCAAACGTGTGACCGTTTTTTATTTGTTTCATCAATACAGGTATTGTTAATCTTACCATAAGAAGTACCTGGAGTGTTTGATGGTTCTCCAGATTGTGGTGCATCACCTGTGCGAACACATACGGGCGGTGCATTTTCTTTAATGTTTCCATTACTAATAACAATTATGCCAGCCTTTCTTACATCAAAAACAGCATCTTGAACTACAACGCCAGACCTTATCGAAGTTACAGCAGCGTTCATTGAATTGTTGAACACTGTACCACCAAACGGTGTGTTAGCACCTGGATCCACAGGTGTAGGAGTTTGTGCAGTTGCATTGTTGAAGGCTGTACCACCAAATGGACTGGTTGCACCTGGAGCCACAGCAACCACAATCGGTTCTACAACCGGAACAATCGCCGGAGGGTCTGCCTCTCCTACGACCAGACGGCTGGCAAGCTCGCTGTTACCTGCGCCTGCAACAATTGGTATGAGTTCAGCCATTTAAATTATTCCTCATGGTTTTAGTCCTGGTAAAACACCCATCATAACGGGAATTTGAGCTTGCTCACCATCCATAAAAAATCCAAGAACCCAATCACCAACTCTTGGTGCAGAGAAATTCTTTGAATTGTTAAGTGGTATTAAGGCTTGAGCCCAAGGTAATTTCTCTGTTGGTAATATAATTGAATTTTCATTGTGCCATCCAAAAATACGAACTTGACAACGGCCAACAGCCATTGGATCAACACGGTTTTCCACAACACCAACCCACCATATAAATCCATTTTTACCTGCAAAATTTGTATTCATCACATTAATGTTGCTGTTAGCAACTCATCTGTTAATCGTTTAAAGAAAGGTCTATTTGTAGAATCTGTGGCTACTTCAATAATTGTTTCGTGCATATCACCTTTAATCATTTGTCTTGCTGCTGTAACTATATATTTACCACTCAAGGTTTCATCGATAGCTTCACCAGCGTCTGGTTTTATTGACTTTACTGGCATAGTTAAATTAATTACAGAACCAGATGTGATACCAAAATTACCAGGTAAATTCAAATGTATTGTTGTTTGTAACAAGTTTGTGAATATAGGAGCTCTTTGAAACACATATGCATGAGTGTCATTAATAATTATTCCTGTTTTCGGATCATTTTTTTTAATCCAAGGTGATGCACCACGAAAAGATTGAAACGCATACAATGAAACTTTAGAATCAAACATCTGTGCTGAATCAAGGCCATCTTTATTAACAGCACCTGTAAAATTTGGATACTTGTTTAAATGTGATTGTGTTTTGCCATATGTCTGTTGAAAATCTATTTTGTTAATACTAACTTTTCTTGTTAGTGGGTCTATGCCAATAAATTTACCTGCATAAACACCATTTTTTATATTTTCAATCAAATCGTTTGAACTAACTATTTTAGCTTCACGAGCACCATAAAACTCCTTACTGCCAGACGTAGGAAGGTTTTTTGGTTCAAAATTAATATTCATTATTGGTGGTTTTTGAATTAATTCTGATAATGAAACAAAATTATAGCCATACTTGTTTTCAAAAAACAAAAAGTTAGGCAAAGATTCGAAATCAATTGCTTTCTTACACAACCATTCCATTGTGTCAAATGGTGATAAACCTGGAATAACCACAGTATGCACACCTTTTGTTGTTCCTATTTTGTTTATTCTATTGTTAGGAACCGAAAGATAATTTCTTAAAACGACATTAACAATATCACTATATGCACCAGTAAATGATTGATTTATTTTTTGTTGTTCTGAATATACCATTTCATCTGAAGCAAAATATAAAACATAAATTTCAGAATTTTGATTTATGTTTTCTCTTCCACTTAATTTGTAAATTCTAAATGTTTTTTTAAATGTTGTTGCATCACTTTCAGATTCTTCACCTTTTGTGATTTCCATTGAAATGTATTCACTACCATCCAATACAAGTTTATTACATAAACCAATTGCATCTTGGATTAAAATATCACCACGAACACAAGGCATAAACATACTATCATATATGTTTATTTCTTGATAGACACCTGTAATATTTACGCTGCCCAATTTTGTGATAAGTGTTAAATCCTTTATCTTAAATTGAGTTGCTTGTGTTAGATTAAGACTCATGTGGTAAATACAACTTTCAACTCTTGTTCAAGAGCATAAGCAAATTCTGGTTTCAAAATTTTAATTTGCCTTTTTGTTTCATTCTCATCAATTTCATATGTGTAATACGATATTGATTCTTTAGATGTGTCAATTTTAATTTCATTCCCATCATTAAGTATTTTATTAGTTGATGATGTAACTACATTGGCATATGTATTAGCGTCAACACGAACTTTCTTTTCAGAATAATCACCTGTTCTTATTGTTGTTCTTTTTTCAACAGAATAATATGAATGTGTATTTTCTTGAGCCCACATTAAACCGGTTTGACCGGCAGCTGTGTTTGCATTTGCCGTATATTTGTCATTAATAAATGCTGTTAGTGTTCTATATTCTAATGGCCAATCATATTGAGGATCAACAATATCATTCATCATCAAAACAATCCAATGGCGTTCAGGTGAATCATAAATTTTTGATGCTATGATTTCTGGTGTATCACTTTCTTGAATACTATATTTTTCATAAATTGATGTATTGTCTTTGAATGATTGTTCAAGCGAAAAACGGGATATGATGTTTGTAACAACATCAATACTATAAGTAGTATTCGCTAAAGTATAATAAGTTTTAGGAAATTTGCTAAAGTATTTTGCCATAGATTAAAGTATATTTTGGTCAGTAAGTTCTCTTTGAGTAGCAGCAATACCTGCATCAGCAGAAAATCTATTAGCAACACCTAATAAAGGACTTCCTTTGACCAAGTATTCAGTTTCTTTAAATGATAAACTCAAACGAATGCCAACTGGCATACCGGTTCTACCCACATCAGCAAAAGGTTCACCCTCAACTTCATATGTAGCAAAACCACCTGGTGCATAATCTGTTGTTATATTTGTTAAAACACAAGTTGAAATTTTTGGTATATTTGGATTGACTTGGCCGTTGTAATAAAAGGAGATATCAAATTCGGAAGGAGGATATAAAAAATAACCACCACTATTTTTAACTAATTCTGGTGCTTGATGAAATCTTAATTTATTAATAATATTTTGAACTTCTAATGCTTCTTGTTCGGATCTTGGAAACATTAAAAAATCAAATTGAAATGTTCTAAATTCTGGTGAAGAATATAATAATTCAAGCATTGGATTTTGAACTTTACCACCACTTCCAGCAGTAAACAAAATTTGACCAACGGGACCAGCACCTTGAAGTAAAGTGTTTAAAATAAATGGTGAAAGATTACTCATCATTGCTCTTGTAGTATTTTTATCACCACCACTTTTATAAGTATCAGATGCAGAATTTAAAACCGAAAGTGCAGTTTGATAACCGGTACCACCAGGCCTCAAATCACTATATCCCTGATTGTATGCAAAATTTAGACTACTTGGCATATAAAGAGCAATTGTATCAGTTATTCTACTGATGGTTCTTACACCAATATTAGCATCTACGTTGCCAAGAAATTGTTTTAAACCATCACCCACACCAGCAGCACCTTCTTTAGCTACATTTGGAATTAAGGGACCCAAAACATTAACAATTGGTGCAGTATACGTCTTAATTGCTTGGCCAATAGGTGATGAAACTACCGCATCTACCGCACCTTGTGCAATTTTTGATGCATTAGCTAATCCTGCAGCAGTATCATATCCACCATTTTGTTGAGCGATTGATTTTCTATTTGCTAATACTGAAGGTAAATCCGATCCAGCTCTAGTGCCAGGAAATGATGTAAAAGTTTGCTCATTAATGTTTATAAGTATATAATGACCTTTATCAGCCGAACCCAAATCGATTGGATATTTAAGCAAATTGCTTTGATATTTTGAATCACCAGTCAAAACACTATTTCCAGTTCGAGCACTAGTACCGAAGCTGATGCCACCACCAAGAAGGTTAAAAAGTCCCATTGAGATTCCTATAAAAGTTTACTAGATATTTATATGACATTCGGTAAGAAAACCTATAAGGGTCGGTTCCAACCCAAAAATCCAAAGAAATACAATGGTGATGCAGATAACATCATCTATCGTTCTACATGGGAAGTGCGTGTTATGAAGTGGCTGGATGAACATCCAAACGTGATTTGGTGGGCATCTGAAGAACTGCCGATACCATATAAATCACCGCTGGACAATAGGATGCATCGCTATTTTCCAGACTTCATTGCTAAAATTAAACAAAAAGACGGTTCCGTAATGACTTATATTATTGAAGTGAAACCGTTAGAGCAAACCAAAATGCCCATTCAAAAGAAGAAAACTCAACGATATATCCGTGAGGCTGCAACTTATGTTGTAAATCAAGAGAAGTGGAAAGCTGCGGATATCTTCTGTCAGGAACATGGTTGGAAATTCATGATTATGACTGAGAAGGAGCTAGGTATCTAATTTCAAAGCGGACACCGATACTTATAAGAAAATATCAAATTTTGAAGGTAATAATGAGGTTTAATTTACTGACATAAATAGACAATGGCATATCTAATAGAACGAATAAAACAACAGCTTGCAAAATCGGGTTATGAACCTAGGACTACTGCCGCAAGAGATTGGTTAAGGTCTAAGATTAAAGACTTGAAACCAACTCGCCAAGCGCTCCTAAACGACAAGGAACGACTTAAAACGAATACTATAATTGGACGTATGTATTTCTATTACTACGATCCAAAGTTAAAAGATGAGTTGCCATACTACGACAGGTTCCCATTGGTCATACCAATAGAACGATACCAAGATGGTTTTTTAGGGTTAAATTTACATTACATAAGCCCAAGGCAACGCATTGAACTTTTAGATGCCCTAAGTGATTTTGCGACTAATTCAAAATACGATGAAACGACAAGATTGAGATTAAGTTGGAACAAATTAAAAACTGTTGGTAGAACTTTCAAAGCAAAACCTTGTGTAAAGAGATATCTTTTTAAGCACGTTGATAGTAGGTTTCTTGAAATTACCGCAGACGAGTGGGATATTGCTGCATTATTGCCATTTCAAAACTTCCAAGGTGCAACTGCAAATAAAGTATACAACGATTCTAGGAATAAATTCTAATGCCTTTTTCACCACAATTATTTTTATCAAACATTAAAGCTAAAGATGGATTGGCAAGACCATCAAGGTTTGATGTTATTCTTCCTATACCACCATACATTAACAATTTTATATCTCAATCACTTTTTGAAAAAATATTGAATTTACCTAATGTATTGATTGCTGACATTACAAGTGTTGTAAATGATGCGTTAGGTAATTCTCCCTCATCAGAACAATCTAAAACATCAAATCCATCAATCAGTAGATACTTGGCACTTCAATGTGAAGCTGCAGAATTTCCTGGTAAAACATTGATGACACAAGAAGGTAAAGTTTATGGACCTAGTTTTAAAGTTCCATACTTAACACAATATGGTGATACGAATTTAACTTTTCTTTGCACTAATGAATTCTATGAAAGAAAGTTATTTGAAAGATGGATAGAAGCTATCAATCCTTCAGATACAAATAATTTAAGATTTGCAAAAGGTGAAAAAAGTAGATACCTAACAAACATAAAAATTATTCAGTATGATGATTTTATCAAACGAATTTTTGCAGTCGAGTTAGTTGATGCTTTTCCTATTGCAATTGGACCACAATCTTTAAATTGGACAGAAGATAACTTTCATAGATTGTCTGTTCAATTTGCTTATCAGAGATACAATGTTATTTACGAAGGTAGTTATGACCTTGTTGGAGCTGCTATTGAATATTTTGGTGCTAAAGGTGCCAGATTATTTGACATAGAAGGTCAAAACCTGCGTGATGACATAAATAGACTTTTTGAAGAAAATTTTTAATTTAATGGAGATACAATATGTTACCGAAAATTGATGTGCCTGTTTTTAGTATTAACTTAATATCAACTGGTAAAGAAATTAAGTTTAGACCGTTTACGGTCAAAGAAGAAAAATTGTTTTTAATGGCTAACGAAAGTAATGATTTAAAAACAGTTATCGATACAACAAAACAAGTTTTGAATAATTGTATTATTTCGGAAGTTGATATTGATAAATTGCCTGTGTTTGATATTGAATATTTATTTTTAAATATCCGTGCAAGGTCGGTAAGTGAAATTATCAACTTAAATTACAAATGTAATAATGATATCAAAAATGAAGAGGATGAAGGCACACATAAGTGTGGTCATACCGTAAAAATTGATGTAAATATTTTGGATATCAAACCAAAGACTGATGCAAAACAAGAAACCAAAATTCAGATTACTGATAAAGTAGGTATGGTTATGAAGTATCCAAACTTTGATACTTTGAAGAAATATGAAAATGTAAATCAAGCCGATGTAATTATGAAATTAACATCCGATTGTATTGAATACATTTATGATGATGACCAAATTTTCTATGCAAAAGATACTCCAGAAGAAGAATTGATTGAGTTTATTGAAGGTATGCAAAGTAGAGATTTGGAAAAAATTAAAAACTTCTTTGATAATATGCCAAAGATTTCAAAAGATTTAGATTTCAAATGTGGCAAATGTGGACACGAAGAAACAATTACCGTGGAAGGATTGGAAAGTTTTTTCGTCTAAGTTTTGGTTATGAAAATTTAGGTAATTTCTATCAAACTAATTTTGCAATGATGCAACACCACAAATACAGTTTGACTGAGCTTGAAAATATGTTACCTTGGGAAAGAGAAGTTTATGTTGGTTTGCTAATGAAGCATCTTGAAGAAGAAAAAGAAAAAATGAAAAATAGAAGGCAATAATAAATGGCTACTAATAGACTTGCACAAATATTAGAACAAGAATATAAAACAAAAGGCATCGTAGGTGGTGCTGTTTCGGCTCTTAGTAAACGCTCAAGAGAGAAAATGGATATTCGAAATTCACTCTTTAGTGGTAGTGGATTGGGGTCTACTATTGGTACTAAAATATTTGGCAAAGGCTATTCTGCTACAAGAAGAACACCTTCATCAGCAACATCACCATCGTTAGATGGTGCTTCTAATGAATTATTAGAAAAGATTAATAAAAATAGTAAAATTGCAGCAAAAAATAGTGTTGTCTTTCCTGCAATGGCCAGAGATATGAATTTGATGCGTATGAATATGCAGAGGCTGGTTAGATTAGCTGGTGGCACTCCATCAACAAAATCGGATATGTTTTTCAAAAGAGCAGGCGACAGAGAAAAGCAATATAATCAGCAATACGGAAAAGCTTCTTCTTCATCATCATCTAGTGGTGGTGGAGGTTTGTTAAGTAGTCTAGGTTCAATAGGCGGAAGTTTGTTGGGTGGCCTAGGTTCAATAGGTGGAGGTCTGTTAAGCATAGGTGGTTCTATACTTAGCGGCATAGGAAGTTTAATTGGTGGTGTAGCTGGAGGTATTTTCAGTATTATTTCCGGAGCATTGGGTGGATTAGGACCTTTAGGCATTATACTAGGTGCTGCCGCTGGATTTATGATATATTCGATTGCAAAAAGTATTGATTTTGAAAAAATGGGTGGTGATTTTAAGAAAATGTATAGTGATGTTTCAACAAGTATTAAGAATTTTTTTGGTATAGAGGGTGATGGTAAAGGTGGTTTACTTACAACATTTGCAGCTGCATTAGATAAAACATTTAAAACAACAATGTTTTCTAGCACTTTAGATAAAATGAGTAAAATTATGCAATCCGCATTTGATAAAATAACTGATGTTACCATAGGTTCTTTTAATTTCATGTCGGGCGCTTTAGTTGCATTGGCTAACGATATGAAAGGACATTTTTTACAATTTCTTGATGAATATGGTGGATATATCATTGCTGCAGCTGCTGGTGGAGGCGCTTTAGCTTTAGGTGGTGGTCGAGGCGTTGGCAAGGCGGCCGTTAAAGGTGGCGCTAAGGCTCTCTTGGGAATGTCCAGATTTCTTGTGGCCAATCCGGCTGTAGGTTTAGCTGCAGCTGCTTTAGGTGTAACTGCTTATGGTTTATCGGAATTAGCACCAACTGAGCAAGAAAGATTGACAAAATATATTCCAGAGCAAAGAAAAAAAGCACAAGACGCAATCGCAGCACTCAAGAATAGTGGATCAATTCATCCAGATAAAGAAAATTTGATAAAGAACCGGGAAGCAGAGCTTAAAAAATTAGATGAAGAAGAAAAAGAACTTTTACTAAAAGCACAAGAAGCAGAAAAAAAGAGAGAAGAAAGAAGAACAGACCATTTTTCTAGGTACATGGAAGCTAACAACGTAAGTCAAGAAATTAATAAAGCCGGAGATAAACGTGAGAGTGATAATTCACCAAATAAAGTGGGCGGAATGAATTCAGCAAGATTATTCAATAAGCAAAAAAGAGAAAATTCATCAAATTCACCAACTGCTCAAGGTCAAATGGGCGCATTATTAGACCTTATCGGTGCCGCTGAAGGAGCAGGAGATGGTTATGATGCTGCAAATAAAGGTAAAGCTGGTGATATGCCTGGAGGATATCCAGGTTTATCGGGACTGACCGTAAACGATGTAATGAAATTACAGTCTGACGGCAAAATTTTTGCAGCAGGACGATATCAAATAATTCCAGGAACCTTAGCTGGATTAATGGCTGGTGGAAAAGCTGGTGTTAAGGGTAATGATTTATTTAACGCTGAAACTCAAGACAAATTAGCAACAACACTAATTGACGCTCGAATAAGAGCGGGCGGTGGTGATCCATTTAAAACACAAATGGAATTAGCTAAAGAGTTTGCTGCTATTCCTCGTCCCGATACAGGAGTATCTTATCATGCAGGTAAGGGAAATAACAAAGCTTCAATTTCAACTGCACAATTGCAATCAGCTTTAACAGGTGAAACTACACGCTCAAATGTTGCGGCAGCTCAAAAACAAAAAGAAGTGGCAGCGGCAGCTGTCGAGGTGGCCGAGGCTGCTAAACCATTATTTACTCAAGAAGATTTAACAGCTCTCGCAAATGCTTTAAAATCTCAATCAATGGCAAATGGTGGAGGTGGAATGACTCAAGCCGCACTTGTTTCTAAGGCAACACCATATGAAAGAGATTTCTATATGGGTGTTGTGAGAGCGAGAGCTCTATAAACAAAAAACCCCGCCGAAGCGGGGTTTTCTTTTGGTTGATACTATATCAAATTATTGATTTGCTAAAGACTTGAAGTAATCCAAATCTTCATCTGCAACCACTTTATCGAGGACTTTAACTTCATCTTCGGTAAAACTTCTCAACTCAACATCTTCAGCTTTGATAGATGAAGCAACACCCTCAAAACCAAGAACTTTATCAAGACGAGATTTCAATTGGTCATATGGTTTGAATTGTTTCTTCTCAGTAAATTCTTTGAGAGAGAATTCTTTCTTCCACAGTTCTTCCAATTTAGCATCATCACCATCTAAAAGAGCAGACTTATCTGCAAATTCAGATTTATCATAATTACGATAACCTTCAACATTACGAATCTTCAATTTGAAGTTAGCACCTTCCCACATATCAAATGGATTGACAGGAGATTCATCAGCAAATTCGGGATTCATTGCTTCAGTAATCTTGTCAAAGATTTTCTTACCAAACTTAAACAGTTTGATTTGACCTTCATTTTCAGGATTGCTAGGGTCAGATACCACAAGAATATTAGCAATGTAAGAAAGCTTACGCTTCTGCTTACGAGCTACATCTTTGTTGGCTTCAATACCAGAATTCCATAATGTATTATTGTGCTCACATACGGGACACTTTTCATTCAAGGTTGTCAGACAATTATCAATGTACCAACCGCCAGGTCCCTGAAATCCATGTGAGAACACACGAACCCAAGGCAAAGCTTCGTCACCATCAACAGCGGGTGCAGGTAGAAACCGAATAACGGCCATACCATTACCAGACTTGTCAACGCTGGGTTGCCACATTCTTGTATCGTCTTTGGAACCAGCCTCAGAATTGGACTGGGTAGAAGCTTCAATCGCCTTGGTCAGTTTGTCCATGGAAGAACGATTGCGCTTTAAGTTTGCAAAACTACTCATAGTATTTCCTTTCGTATAACGGAGTATTAACGGTGTATAAACGACTTATCCACATAAAACATAGTATATCATATATTTATGTTCTTTTCAAGCAGAATATCTAACAACATCATAGTATTACCGACATCCTTGTGATGAATACCTATTCCGCCTGCTTTGTTAAAGGCATCAATAACATCTAAGGTATCATCTATTAGTATGCTATCGGGAGTGGCAAACTCCGCCTTTAATGACCTGCCTGCAACAACATTTACTTTCCATGTTGGAGGCAAATGAGAACTTCTTTCTTTAATCCATTTCTTTTTTTGATTTGTTACCTCATCATGGTATTTTCTTCCACCTGATGAAGTTAAAATTTCAACATCATTGAAATGATTAATTAAATAATTGATTAATTCTGGACCACCTGGCCAAAATTCAAGACTCTCGAAATTTTTACCTTCAATAAATGAAGTCCAGTTTTTACTAAATTCTTTTCTATCCCTTGAAGTACCAGGATGTTCACGAAACAATTCTATGTATCGTTTTTCAAAATTGGCAATTACGCCATCCATGTCCAAATAAATTTTCATACTATTCCATAAACAATTAAAAGTTTTTCAACAAGAAGATAATAAGCCCAAAACGGAACAATTATGGAAAACAATGTTGACCAAAATCCTTCAGCTATAACTACACCAGCAACCCACGAAAAAAACAAAAATAAACCCACTAATGTTTTAAAACTATCTCTCATACAATCACCTCTTTTAATTTCAATTTAAATTTTTCATTATCAAACGGAACAAACGGAGTATACTTCAACATCTTTAACCGGTAATCTGGCCATCGAATGGTATCGGCAATTTGTTGTTCCCACATCGGAAAGAAATTGAGTAAGGCATTTAATATGACAAGAGTTTCAGGTTGAATTTCTTTCCGAAAAGTCATCAATAGAAGCACAGGGTATTCACCATCCAAACACTTTAGGACCTCATTAGGATCATCTAAATCATCAAAGATATACTTGCAGTCATTCTCAAAACTATACGTTATGGATTGCAAATATTTCATTCGCCTTAGGTAATTTACCTCAGATTCAGCCTTCAACAAATCACCTGCCCAAGTTTTTTCATTGACAATAAAGTTGCCTACAAGAAAATTGATGTAGTCATCCTGATTGTATTTTCTTGAGAGTTTGTAGAAGTGATATTTGTCTTTACGATTCTCAAAACTATTCACAGAGATATTTGACTTCCCATTGTATTTAAAGTAGTCATATGTCTGTTGTGAGAAGTGAAGTTTTAGTGAATTGTAAAACGAAAATGCCTCATAACCTGTCATATTGGAAGTCTTGAACTTTTTTCTTTCAACATATTATTGTCCATTGCATCGATATGAATTTTAGATTTGAGGTTGGCATTTACTAATGTAGCTGCCACCTCAATCTCCAATCCTGATTCTTTACAGTAAACAGTAATGGCTTCAATGTAATTGTAATCGGTTTCCGAAACCAACTTATCAATCTCTTTGGCAAATTTTGCCATTTCTTCTTTAGTTGGCATTTTGTCCTTTTGTGCTAAATGCACCTGCGCTTGGTGAATTCAAATCACCATCATAAATGGAGCTTGATTCTTCTATATGCCACTCGGGTGGTTCACCATAATAATCTTCATCTTGCACAAAATCTAAGGTGCCTGTTGGATGAAAGCCTGAACCACGAAGAAACATTTCAAAATGTTGTAAAACATCAGGAAGATAATCTGCACTAAATTCAATTGTTGTTTCGGCAGAGTGTCCAGAAATGTTGTCAATCTGTTTAAAAATGTATTTCATAATATAAAGTTCCTTTTACTTCTTTGATTGTGGTATTGCTGGTGTGTTTCCGTGCGTGATTGAGTATGCTACGCAAATAGCATCATCATGTGCGGCATAAGAACATCTAACAGATAATGGGTCAACACCCTTGCTCATAGCTGTTTCAATATTTCTTGCCATCAATGACCTATCATTAAAACTGTAAATTGCCAAACTAATGATACCTGAGGTCATAATGATTGTAAATGAAATAATAAGATTTGTTATATTATTTTTAAATTGTTCAAAGACATTATTCGTTCTCATATTCCAGAAAATTCCTTCTTGTTGTCTAAATCACCAGGCTTCATGTAGAAGATGTGGCGACCTATTACGGTTGTTTTTGGCAATTTCCAACCGGGGTTAACATAATCAGCATGATAGTATGTTGCGCCTTTTGTAACATCTACCAACTTATCATAGTTTAGGAAAATATCAATTGATAAATTCAATACGTCATTATACAACGAAGTGTGCTTCATTGTCAATAGTTTTGAGGTAAAGAATGGCTGACATACCCAAGAAAATTGACACACAACTTTACCCGATGGATGAATAATCTTTTGTTTTACAACATCACATATATCATCGGCATATCTACCGGATACGACACGATTAACTGTGACCATACCAACGGCAATTTGGCCTTCTCTACTCTCATGTCCAGCTTCTAGTAAAATATTTTCAGCTAAACATTCAACTTGTTTTTGTGCTGGTGGTGTTAACTCACTAAATTTAATACCATGAATTAAATATTTTTGATTGCTCTGTGCTGTCATTGCCACTAAAAATAAAAGGCAAGACATAAAAATACTAGCAATAATGATTCTGTTGCTTTGCATATTTCTCCTTTTTGTTAAAGGAGGCACACCCATGGACGGGCGTGCCGCCGCCCATCAGGTAGACTTTTTGCTATTAGTCTTTGTATCTAGAGGGATGTTTGAAACAAAACCATTAAGCGATTGAGCCTTTGCAATGATTTCGGTTTCTGATGGAAAAGAAGGGAATCCTGGATGTTCAGGCAACTCTCCACCATTGATTTTAGCAATTTCTAATTTGGCGTGCCAAGTATTGCTAATTATTTCACGCTTACCGTAGTAGTCATCGGTCAGCATATCTTTCGCCATTTTTAAAAGTTCAAGGCGAATCTCGAACGGTGTCATATTTGACATAGTTTACTCCTAGTGTGTTTGTGTGTACCAGCATTTTTGTGTGATTGCTGGTTACTTATTTAGTGTTTAGTAAGCCCAAGAAACAAAAGAATGCCTAGTTCCTTTTTTTATGGGTTCGACTCTATGTGGATATAAAAAGATGGATGGAAAAATCATTACAGAACCAGCTTTCAATTCAATAACTTTATCTTTCCACATAACAAATTCACCACCTTCATAATCATCATTTAATACACCAACAAAACTCATTATTGGAATACCTTTTGTAGTGCCATCAAACATAGAGTGAATGTGGTCACAATGTTCAGCCATCAATCTATCTTCTGAATATTTGTTGAATCGTATACCGGAATATCCTGCCCATGTGCTGTACCATGGAAAGTTTAACTCAGTAAGATAACGAGCAAAACCATCCCAAACTCTTTGCATCAGATAATCCCGTGGTGTAACCTTTGCATATGATACATCCAGTTCTCTATCACCACTTTGAGTTCCGTAAGTTCCAGTTGTTGATTGATAAAATGTATGTTGATTGAAAGTGTTCGCCATAACTGGCGATTCAAGTTCTTCAATTGTCCTTTTGCAAATTTCTGCATCAAGCCAATTATCATACACCTTAACATATGATTCTATATTTTTATCCATAATTAATCCCAAAGGCCTTCATAGTATTTACCGAACAAACGATATCCATTTGTGATTCGTTTTTGTACCAATTGCATACCTTCAACATCTAATTTATAGGTGTGATTTGGTCCATCAAGCCATTCATACATTGTTGCTTTGCCGTTTTCATCCCATTGACAAGCAACTGTTTTCTTATCGAATTCACCAGAACTAAACTTTTCTTGCCATGTTGTGTCATCAACTTTACATTCAAAGGCAAAAATCATTTCATCAAGAACATAATCCCAGCGTTTGAAATGATTCTCATCAGTATCATATTCATTTTCTTTTGGTGGTGCAGATGTTGATTTCAGTTCTTCCGGCACATCTTCATCATCAACAAAAGGTGCGCCGTGTTTGGTTTCTTTTAACTGTTTCAACATTGGCAGAATGATATCTGCTAAAGTGTGGTCCATTGACCATGTATCATATCTATCAATCTTCACATAGTTGATTTGTGGATGAACAAAATCAAAAAACTTCATCCATGCTTTGCAAAATGGTGTTAAGAAGTTAACCCATTTATCGTATTTGTGACCAGGAATATCTTCATGGTTATAAAACACATCATCATCTTTTTCCCAAAAGCAAACTGCTTTGAGAATATTATAGGGTGATACCCAATGATGGCGATAATTACTTTTATAAATCTTCACAATTTCTCCAAAATAAAGGCGGTGGTTTTATTGAGACCACCAAACTCTCTTACTTAGAAACTACGAGTGTATTGTAGACGCCAAGCATCTTTTTCTTCATCGCCGTATGAACGACTCCAACGAACAGCTACTGCATCTTGTTTAGTGAGTGCATAACCTACCGCTGTATGAACACGGGTTGTTTGATAATTGTTTGTGGTATCAAACGCATTGCGATAACGAGCACCAACATCACCAGTAAAACCAGCACCAAGAGGGATTTTAACTCCTGCGTCAACTGCATAGTGGCTGAAATTTGTCGTGCTAGAAATTCTCTCACCCAAACGACCGCCAACATAAAAAGCACCGATAGATTGCTTCACACGAACTTCCATGCCTTGAGTAATAGAACCATTACCAAATGATGTTTGGCTATTTTCCATTTTGATACTATAATCGGTAGAACCATCTTTAGTACCAATAACAACGGCTTCTTTAATATTTGATGCCTTTGTTGAACGATTAGTTTCATCAGAATATTCTAATGAACCATAACCTTGAGCCATTACGGTAGAACTGATTGCCAAAGTGGCCAAAAATAAACTTAACTTTTTCAAAATAAAACTCCTTAGTTGAAATATATGAAAGGTTATTCGCTATGCTGGGAACCAATCGAAACCATTTATTAGATATTACCGATTTGCAATATACATTGTAATTTCAAAACCGAAACGCATATCCGTTGCCGTTGGTGTAGACCATTTCATATTGATTCCTTTTTTTAGTTATGAAATTGGTTGGTTATTCTGTTACGAGGAAACCAACCGAAACCCTAAGCAGTGTTTAAGCTGCTAATGCGTATTCGCTATCGTTTGCGTTTACTTGTTTTGCTTGATTAACGGTCATCGCCTACCGTGTTGCCGTCTCCGATATTTTGCCCTGTCGAAACTATGCACCCCCATCAGAAGCATACCCATTAGAGCCCATAAAATGGTTTCTTTCATCTAACACATACACTTCTGGTGGAGGTGGGGGGATTTGCACCCCCGTCCAGAACACCTTCTCTTTGAAGGGATTACAACAATTTAAACCATTATAACAAACTAACTTCAACCTGTCAAGAGTTTGCCGTGATAATTGCCGACAAACTCTGTTAACTGTTTAATATATTTAGATTTTTCTCGGACAAAGATTTGTGGCTGGCCATCTTCAACGGCAATTGCCACAACGATTTGTTCAATTTCTTTACCTGTTATTTCTTCAAACATAATTGCATATGCTGTGCATTGCATAAAGTAATTCTGTATCCAATTCTCATTCTTTTCTTTAGAAGCACTCTTGTAATCAATTACAGATATCTTTCCATTCCATTCTGCGATACAGTCATTTCGACCAGCAACTCGCAATTTATCAGAATACAAAGATTGTTCAATTGCATACACATCGCCAACATTATCATCAATATGAGATTTCAATTGAAGAAACAATTCTTTAGTGTCAGGCATTAGTGATTGCCTATATTGAAAATCTATTTCATTCAATAGATATTTCTCACAAACAGTATGTAGTGCAGTACCACGGCGAGCTGCTTTTGTGCTTATTTTGTTTGCTTGTTCATTACCAACTCTTGCACGCCACTCAAGAATTCCTTTTTTACTGTATTCAGAAAGAACAGTAGTGATAGAAGGATACACATTTCCTTGCGGTGTTGTATATCTTCTACCATCTTCAGTTGTTACCGCTTTCAATTCAAAATCTAATTCTGGTAATTTAACATGGTTAAAGGTTCTTAAATTCATCTACCTTGCAATCTTTTTGTAATTCGGTCAACGTGTTTTTTAACAACCTGCTCACTTCTAGCTTGCTTGATTGATTTAGTGCCATACTGTTGCCCAACTCTACTTGTTGGATGTGCTTCTGCAACTTTCGATAACACTTCTTTAAAACCATTTGGTACACGATTTGAACCAACACCAACAACACCAGAAACAATCGCTGGTGCGGTTAACATTGGTTGAATATGTGGATTTTCTTTAAGATATTCTTCACGTTCAGCTATCTTCATAAACGATTCAAATTCTTCACCAGTTACGGTGTCAATAAAATTATATGTTGGCATACCAATCAGGTACCTTTCGATTTTTCCAATTCGCAAGATGCGCTTTATTCTTTATATAGTAGTTATGATAGGACTTAATCGAATCACCTGCCACTTTAACATCATCAGGCATCGCAGGTGTTGGTTCTGTAAATTCACCCATTGGTATATTCATAGGCCAATTGTATAATTCTTCCAGTAAACCATCACGTTCTACTTTATGAATTTTACCATAACGATAAGTATATTCTTTACAGAGAGCATGAAGCAATTGTGATAACCAAATATAATTCTGCTGATTTTGCCTTACCCAAACAGCCGATGGATGATTAATATGAGTGGAAGCATAAAGCAACTCATCACGACTATCATGAAGAACATAACGACTTTGCTTTCGACCAGTGTCAGAATGTTTAACAATGCGAGTGCCGTCAAGATAGCGATGAGCAGTAGAAAGTAACTGAGCATATTCAAGGATCATTTTTACAACGTGTTTATCGGCGTGCATTTTAGCACATTCATTTACATCATTATGTAGGTAAAATATATTCACTTCTTAGCAGCCCATTTGCGAGTTACTTCTTCAAGCATTTTCCAATTATCATTTTCAGGTTCAACATAATCATTTGTTTTTAGTGTGCTAATAAATGAACCATTTTTACCACTACTACGGTCTGCTTCCCACATAGCATCAAATCCATCTCGCAATTTATTGTGAATATCTTCGATGCCACCTTGCAAGTGCCACAACACATTTTCAGCATCTTCAATTGAAGCATCTGTAATGCCGCAAGCGGTTACTCTCAACATACTTTCCATACAACCCAATCTAATAATTTCAGTTTCAATTACACTCAACTCTTTATAATATTGCATTGTCATTACCAATCTCCATCGTCTAACCAAAATCTAATTGTCAAAAACAAAAACCCAAAAGCGTAGGTGTTTGTTGACCAAACTTCTTCCGTTTTCTCATTACGATACCAAGGCAAAACTTTCCAATGCAATGGATTTAACATTATAATAACCGAGAGTCCACTATATTTAAAATAATTATACATCAGTTATTCACCACAACAGGTTTGTTACTTACAGCACCACTAATTGTTTCTTTGAATGAAACTGGTTTATCAACTTCAACACTACGAGAAACTGGTGCTGCTGGTGCAGGTGCGGGTGCAACTTGTTGAACGGGTGTATTGATTCTATCAACTTGTTCTTCCAACTCTTGGAAAGATTTAGATGATTGCAATTTGTGGTTCAATTGACGATTCTTACGAATTTCATTCAATAGAAT